TGGCGACTGATAGAAGTACAGGTTGAACATCTTTTGCAGGTCTTGCAAGAAATCAATCTGCCTCACATCCATCGGCAACCCCTTCTGCATGCTGATCGTGTTGAACCGCCCCATCGTTGTGCCTCTGATGGTCAGCCTTCGATTCGTAATGGTCGCTCCGCCTGTCATCGTTGCAAGGCGTGTGCAGACGATGTAGAAGCTCTGCTGTGGTTGCAGATAGATGGTCGTGCGCCAGTTGTGCTGCATTTGGCCAAACAACGAACGCTGCGCGGTATAAACAGGGCCAGTTGGATTTATGTATTTAATTTCATAGCGCAACACGTTTGCAACGCTCGGCGTACCTGAAGCAATCGCGTCAAAATTCAACTCAATGCCATGCGCAACCGTGTCATCATTGCGGAAGTAGGTGTCAGCACTTACAACGATTCCGCTGGACAAAGTAAAAGGCGCGGTGTTGTTAGTTGGGAAGGTGACGTTTGTGCCGCCCGTCGCAACTGTTAGCGTCGTACTCCCGCTCACGTTGCCGCTGATGTCGCTGTTTGCGGTTAGCACCCAGTCATTCGCCCAAGGCACGACCAGCTTTGAAAAGACGTTGCCGCTGGTGCTGAAGAAGTTCGATTCGTACCGGTAGCCGTGCTGCGCGAAGATTTTATCGACGAGCATCTTGGCGAAGTAGCACGGCCGCCACTGATAGATCGGCACAAGGTTAGGCGCGATGTAGCCGTATAAGTTCAAAATAGGCGCAAGCGTGCCGGTAGGCACAGTGCCATTGACGTCGGCGTTGCCCTCCGCGTCGATGTAAGCATAGCAATAGCCACTCGTCGTGCTGTTGGCATCACCCGCGACGATCACGTCAAGGTTGTTGAACTCATGGTCGTAGGTGTCAACTCCTGCCGTTGACGCAAGCAGCGTTTCACCCATGACGCTGAACAGGCTGACGCTCTCGCCGTAGATGCTGATTTCGTAGGTTGCCACGCCCCGCGTGACCCTCATCGCCATCAGCTGCATTGATCCGCTGAAGACTTGCACGCCATCACTCCACACCGCGCACTTGACCTGCTTGTTTGGTGTGAAGCCGCCAACGAAACTCTGCACGTTGTAGGCGTGGCGAAACGCGGCGTCGTTGCGCGGAGTGCTTGGCAGCGTGATCGTCTTGGAGTACGTTCCGCTGCGTCGCGTGATGTCCTGCGCATCCTGTATCGTGTACGTCAACTCGATGTCGAAGTCCTCCATCAGATCGAGGTCGACACCTGATGCCAGCTTGTTATCGGCGTCCGGGTAGCATACAAACTTTATGTTCATAGCGCGGTGTTTTCGTAGCCAACTTGAACGTCAAGGCTGATCTGCTGCAATTTATCAACCACGCGCTTGCGGACGTTGTAGGTGTTGGTCTGCACCACGACCGGCACCAGCTGCGTGCCAAGTTGAATCCAGCACTCCGAAGCGTAGATCATCTCTTGCAGCCATGTGAACTCCGCATCGGTGAGCCAGTCGCTGTTCAGCGTGTAGGTGTCGCGGTACGTCACCGACAACTGCTTATCATACACGTCATCGCCGTAGACGCTGGCGTTGTAGCCGTAGGTCTTGCGGTCAACATCGACGCGCTGCCTGTTCATCCGTGTAAACGTGTAGCCGTCAACACCGCCGTACATGTTTCGGAAGAAAACACGCAGGTCGTTGTAACGCTGGCAGTTGTCGATCGTGATCGTGTATGTTGGGGTGCGGTCTTTGTCATCAGCGGCGTCATCCAAAATAAGGCGCACCGTATAGCTTGCGCCTACCAACGGAAATAGCACTGATCCGTCGTCGCTATCGCTGGTCTGCCCTGCCGTCAGGTTGTACAAGCCAAGCGCGCCCATGTTGAAGTAATTGCTGATGTTGCTGCTGCCCGTTACAGTGAAAACACGCGCACTTGCCCCGCTTGTGTCGTTGTATTGAATCTCCGCAACTGGCGTACTGCCTGCCTTGATTAGGAATCCAAGAAAGTCATGATCAGCACTTGCCAACGTATACGATGTAGGTCTGTTGCTCACGGTGACCGTAGCACCCGCTATCGTGTTAGCCTGATACCCACTCGGCGAATAGGCCGCGTAGTCCTGCTGACGAAACGCCGCCTGCCACGCGATCAGCGGCGCTGATGCTGTGCCGCCTGTCGCCACCGTCGGAGGTGAGCCAAACTCCTCGCGGAAGGTCAGGTTCGTGTTGACAGCGTAGCCGCCATCCTGCCAGCCGCTGGTCAGCTGTGGTATCTTCGGCGCAATCAGCGTTTCAACGACCTTGCTCACACCGAAGAAGCCGTTGTTCGTCGTTGGCAGCTTGTCGCACTTCAATCGCGCGGAGGAAAGCGACCCCGACACGTCGCAGATATAGCGGAAGTTAGCGGAGGCTGTGTTGTTGCTTGACACCACCACCACGTCGCTGTTGCCGACTGGAAGCAGCGAAGGCAGCGCGGATATTATAGTTATACTCATACGTTGATTGAAATTGATATTTCCTTGCCGACCACTTGCGCGATGCTGCTCACCAGTTCGTCCATCTTCGCGTCAGTCAATACCTGGTTGAGGAATGGCCGCCCCTTGATGCCTCGGCGCTTGATTGACTTGGCGATGTTGTATGCCGCCGCGTCGATCTCATCAGCAGGGATGCCGAGTGCTTTGTCTATTGCCCACTTGCGGATCGCTGCAACGTGCGATGGACTTGGGTAGATACTCCGAAAACTGAACGGCGAACCCCTGTTGACGCGCACCCCATTGACGCCGTACTCGACGAACTTCCAGTACGATGCCATCTCCATCGCGACCTGTGCGACCTTTTGCTCGATAGGCAACTCTGCGAAGCCTACCGATTGACGCAGGTTGAGCGTAGCTTTGGCGTCAACGCCATCGATACCCTCAACAGTCAACTTGATGACATCCTGCATCCACCTGATCAACGCGGCGTTCACGTCAGGAGACCGAGACAGGCTGAACTCCTTGGTGACGTCAGCGCCGACGCCAAGTAGGTCGCCTTCTATCTCCGTGGTAAACTTCATGCAGGTAAATATCGCAACGCCGAAATCTATGCACTACGGCATCGCCTTCATCAGCAACAGTGCGTTCATGAACTCCCTCGCCGGCATGTTGAATACCTGGTCCATGCGCAGAGGATCTTTCCCGGCCATCCTGTAGACCACGCCAACCCAGCCGTAGTTCGGCTTTTTTACACCTTGGCCGTTGTCGTCGTCGTCTGCTGATCCGTCAAAGACCTCCGCATAATCATCAACAAAGGCTCTGAAAGCTGCAAAAAAAAAGCGGCATATCCCCAAACGTCACCCATGTTCATCTGCAACATCGCCTCTGCGCGCTGCTTGTGACCCTTGCCGTCGTACCCCTTCGGCCACCACTTCCACACCTTGCACTCCCTCGAAAGCGTCGCCAAGATCAAGTGCAAGTTGTCAATAACACCCTGCTCGCTCGTCATGTCGTAGGAATACAACTCCACCAACTGCCCTGCGCTGATTTCGTCGATGAACCACTCAAATTGATACCACTTTCCGGAAACCTTGGCGTGACGCTTAGCCGCCAGTGACGATAGCGATTTGCTCGCCGCGTTGATTTCGCCGTAGCGTTTGTTGACCTCCGCAATCGTCATCTTCTTGACCTGCTCGATCGGGATGCCGTCAAGAACGGCGATGACGCCGATCTTCTTGTCGCTGGTCGTGTAGATGCTGTTGGCCTCAATAGACACAATGCGCTGGAACTGGTCGACGGTGATTTTGTTGAGGATGCTCATATTGTATAGTTTGCTCCGTTGTTTGTGAAGTGCCTGAATAAAACGGACTCTCCGTTGTACGTTAGCGCATTTTTGCCAACACTCCAAAACGAACCCGATGGCATCGCCGAGCCGTGGTTGTGAAGGTGAAACGTGTACTGCATTTTCTTTACGCTATATCCGCCTGTGTTGATTAGATACGACATAAGCCACTGTTGCTTCGCGTAATGTTGGAAACACCCAGCAAACTCCTGCCAGTGCGACCTGTACTGATCGTAAAGCTTGCGCCACGTCGCTACATTGGCAGCGATACACCCTGTGTTGAAGACAGGCGTCCGCCATGTTTTTTCGTCCTGCATGCCTGCCCATGGCTTGCCTGTAAATCCAAGGTTGTGCGCCTCCTGCAACAACGTCTGCCCCTCAAATTGATTCGCGCCGACCATCACATCGCCATCGCCTAACTTTTCCAACGCCCCACGCTCCTTGTCGCTCATCCCGCGTTGCACAAACATATCGCCATCGGTGAAGACCACAACGTCGCTCTCCTCAAGCTGCAATCCGTCAGCGTTGAGCCAATCGCCATGTTGCACGCAGGCATTTTGCGCTGGCGCACCAATGGCATCCTGACGCAATCGGTAGCACTCGATGTTCAGTTCAGGCAGTTGACCGTTGCCCACGAAAATCAGCATGTTGCGGTCAAAGTTGCTGTTCAGCTTGATGCTGTTCAGGTAGGCCGTGATTTTTGGCATATATGAGGCGTTTGCCCCTGTTGCAAGTATTATCATATTTTTTGTGCTGTTTTAATGGCTTCCGCGATTGTGACGTCCATGTCCATGTAGCGATACGTCCCAAGCCTTCCGGCGAAGGTCACCGATGGCAGCTGCTCCGCCATCGCCAGGTATTGATTCAAGACCGCCTGATCTTCAGCTAATCTGACCGGGTAGTAGGGGATGTCACCCCTGCGCCACTCGTGGCTGTACTCGTAAGTGACGATTGTACTGTCGTGATTCTCCCAAGGCGTAAAGTGCTTATGCTCCACACTCCGCGTGTACGGCGTGTCAATGTCTGGGTAGTTGACTGTGTGGCATCCCTGTGCATCACCATCCTTGACCTCATGCCTAAACGTCAGCGTCCGATATGCCAACTCTCCGTATTGGTAGTCAAAGAAGCTGTCAATCGTGCCAGTCCAAACGATGTGATCGTACTGCCTCAGCCTGTCGAATGGTGTGGATAGATGCAGGTCGATATTAGGGTGGTCAAGGATGCGCTCTACCATCGCCGTGTAGCCGTCTTCGGGGATGCCTTGGTACTTGTGGTAGAAATAATTGTCATCGTGACTTAGACGCACTGGCAGGCGCTTAAAAACGGAAACAGGCAGCGTGCGCGGATCACGCCCCCACTGCTTCTGCGTATAGCCCTTGAAGAACATGTTGTAAAGCGTCGTGCCGATTGCCGCCTCCGCTGCTTCCTCGAAATTCTGCGGCTCAATGTCGCGCCGCTCGGTGTCGATTAGTCGCTTGGCCTCGCTCGGTGTCAGCGCGTGATCCCAGACTTGGCACATCGTCATCAGGTTGACCGGGAACGAATAGTGCTTGTCCTTCACCCTCGCGATGACCTTGAGCCGCACGTCGCGCATCGTAGTAAAGCGGTTGACGTACTGCCAGACTTGTTCATTATCCGTGTGGAAGATATGCGGGCCGTAGGCGTGAACCATGATGCCATGCCTGCGCTCCGTGTGGCAGTTGCCAGCGACGTGGCTGCGCTCGTCGTAGATGGTCACGCGGTGACCACGCTCGGCAAGTTCGCGAGCGATGACGCTGCCTGTTAATCCTGCTCCTGCGACGCCGTAGTGCTTCATAGATGCAAATCTACTACATGATGACATATCTGCCCCCAGCGTTGGCGGATAGCTTGTTGAGCGCGACATAACGCACCGCGTCAATGGCGTGGTTGTACCGGTCAATCGGCACTCCCAACGACGCGCCAGTCCTGTCCGTGTCCCATGTGTAGTTGCGTAGTTCCTTGATTAAGTTGGTCGATTCGCGCGTGACCAATAGCGGCTGCCGCTTCAGGATGTCGATGCTGTTCCTGATGCTATCCGCGCCCTTCGTTGCCGGGTGAATGTTGAAGCCAAGGCGATGCACCTCTTCGATACTCTTGGGTTCAGCACTGTCAGCGATGATCGGCCACGACCTGCCAATGCCCAGCTTGCGTAGGTGTTCAGCAATGTCTTGATTGGTGAGGCCGTTTTGGTAGATCAATTCATGCAGGAGAATAGCACTGCCACGCTTGTAAACGGCCACCACCGCCGTAGGGTCATTCGTGTATCCCCAGTCCAAGCCAATGGCGACCAGCTTGTCACCAGCAAAGTCGATGCCGTCAACCTGCTGCCAATCGTCAAAGACCACGCCCTGCAGTGATCCGACTTCGCCCAAGCCGTAGACCTTCCACCAGTTCGCCCAGTACGTCGATGTTGCCGCCTTGACCTGCGCCGCTTCGATGTCGTCGCGGATCGTCGCCGGCAGCGCCTCGTTGTCGCGGTATGTCAGCACCAGCAACTCACTGTCTTGCTCGGCTAAGACCTCCGTGTGCGCCCAGAACTCCGACACCGGGTTGAAGTCGATGTAGATGGCTTCGCTCGTTCTGATGGCCAGCTGATGGTACGCCTCAAACTCGATGTTGTTGGCCTCGTTGATGTATAGCACCTGCCGCCGTGCGCCGCGTAACTTAGCCTCCTGGTCTGCGCTGAAGAATTCAATCGTGCTGCCGTTGGCGAAGGTGTAGGTTAGCAGCGTCTTGTTCCAGCCTTCGTCACGCCAGCGGTTCGTCCACTGCATGACCTTGCCAAAGTCCTTCATCGCACCACGTCGCAGGTGCGGGATTGATTCAGATACGACGCTGATCTCGGTCTTGGCCTTGGCTGCTATGTGGATCAACACTGCGAGGATCGCGTAGGTCTTGCCCGCACTCGTTCCGCCTTGGATGACTTTCTTGCGTGCCGTCATCCGCCTGATGCGCTTTATCGCGGTGGTGTGATGAAATGCCATTTGTAACCGAGGTGGGGTTCGAACCCACGTTTACAACTTCTGTTTACGGTCGGGGTGCGCACTCCCTAATTGTCGTTTTACCACTTAAACTACTTCGGTTTTTTCTAATATCATTTTGTTGACGTCAACGAAATGGTTTTGTGGCCATGGCAGGATTC